TGCGTGCGCATGGCGCTTTCGCCGAAGCCCTTGAGTTTCCTTGAGGTCTGCTCGGCTGCCGCGTTGAGGCGGTTGAGGTCACGACGCGCGGCATCGGTGGCCGCCTGCAGCCCCTTTGAGTCGCCAGTGATGGCGATGTTGATGCGTGAAATCTTAGCCACGCTGCACCGCCTTTACTGCCTTATCGACTTCGGGCTCGACGTACTGCACCGCTGTTTGCGTCAAAAGCGGTCGCCATTTTTTGATCCAATTGCGCGGGCGCGAGCGGCCGACCTGTACAAAGTTCAATGCCTTTCCGCGTTCGCCGCGTTGCTTGAGGAGGATCTTTTCCGCTTGCGTCGTCGCACGTTTGATTGCGTGGCCGTTCTCAAGCCAACCGTGGTACCAGTGCGGTGTCAGGTAGCTACCGTCGATGCGCTTGACGCCTACGGCGATCCACTGCACAAGTCCCTTGCTGTAGCCTTTCACCTTAGTGGCCACCGACCACTTGAGGTGTACGTTTGGTCGCACTTGACCCCGCACCTTTTCCGTTGCGCTTGCCTTCCCAAATGGTGCGTTGGCCTCAAGCACTTTCTTCGTGGCACGTCCCCACTTTCCAAATCCTCGGCGCATCGCGTTGCGCGCGTCGCGCTGCTCGAGCTCGAGAAGACGGCTATTGATGGTGCGAATTGCTTGCTCGTCGATTTCGCATCCAATCGCAAATGTTCGGCCTCTGAAGTTTGGAAGCGATGTCATGCGAAAGTCCCTTGTGTCCGTGCGTTGCGAGAAATACCGCCAACGGAGTTTCCATCGTCACCTGAACTTGCGCCGCACTCAGGATTTCGCGTGCGGCGCTGGCAAGTCCAATCCCTCCAGGTAGAGCGGCTCAATCAATCGAGCCAGCCGCATGACGAGCGGTGCGTTGCAGATTTCTTTGACGTATTCAATCGACTTGAATGCTTGGCGGCCGTTCTCGTCGAGCGTGTGTTGCCAAACGTACCACGCGGGCATGAACTCGCCGCGAGATTCTGCGTCTTGCGCTGCGATGAAATGCGCCACCGTTGGCCTCGATAGCATCACGTCCTTGCCGTCGAATTGAACGAAAGCAGGCCGAGATAGAAACGCATCAACGATTGAAGGTGTCATGCGACCACCGTGATGGCGTTGGTGCTAAAGAGGAGCGTAGCGGTCAATCGTGCTACATCGTTCGGCGCAACACTGAGCGAAGCGTCCTGCACAAATGCCTTGCCTTTGATTGACTTTCCGGTGGCCCAAATCACTTCCGCTTCGTTGATGATTGTACCCGCGCTGATACTTGAAAGCGCCGAGGCGTTTGAGCTTGACGAATCGTAGAACACCTCGATTTGCACAGTGCCCTCGAGGAAGCCCTGTACGTGGTGTTTGTGAGCGTCGCCGACTGCGGTGACGTCAATCTGTTGACGCGTGACCGAAACGGTTGCTGCGCTCACATCGTCAATCGTGGTAACACCAAATTTTACGCTTGCTGCTGTAGTTGGTGATGGCATTAGGGGCCTTCCTGATAGATCGTGAATTGACTCGTGACAATGTACAGGCCCGCCTCATCGCCGTTCTCGGCGACGGGTTCCTGCACAGTTCCGTACTGGTTGCAGATCACTGTGGTGCCGACGAGCCCCGCCAAAACCGTGTTGCGGATTTCGTCGTCAAGTGTCTTTGCTGCACTCACGCTATCGCTGATCGCGTTTATGGTCACATCATAGGCAGACAGCGTGCTTGTATTTCCGAGCGCCACGCGTGTGCCTGACTGAACTTCAAACGTGATTGCCGGCAACGCTGAGGTTTGCAATCGCGTTCCGTAGTAGACGCGACGTAACGCAGTAGTCTGCGATTCGAGCGAGCTCACGATATCTGCGATGAGAGACGTAGCACTCATACGATTTCGGTGCAGTCAATCACTGCAACTCGCCTCCTCTGATCCATATTACGAATGCCGTTGATGCGAAGCACCTTTGAGCCGTATTGCAAACGGTCGATTGCGGTGATGGTCAATCTTGCGATGTTCGGCCAACGCGTGCGGATTTCGTATGCGCCGACCACCGCGACGCCGTCGCCGTAGGAAGTCTCTACTGGTGCGGACTCGCGCACATCGCAAACAATCGTGCCGACCGAGGTAAACGTTGTTGCGCGGCGGCCGAGCGAGTCGGGGCTATTGCCAGCGGCGCGAAGCACCGACAACCGAAAGCGTGTGAGGCCGGAAGAAATTCCGCTCATCGGAATGGACCCCGCACGCGCAGGTGCTCAAGCATGAACTGTGCGCCGAGCGGCACGACCGAAAGCGCCACAGGCTGTGCAGCTTCGGGGTTGTTGTAGTACAAGCCGACGAGGCTGATGATTGCTTGCACTACTTCGTTTGGTTCGCTTGTATAGCCACCGACGTAGGTGACGGTCGCGAGCGTTCCATCTTTCATCGCGGGTTGGTCGAGGAATTCCAACGCGGAGAGATCCTGCGACGTGTCTACCCAGTAATCGGTGCCACTGGTCATGGTCACAGTTGAGCCGCTTGTGCTTGTATAGCTCACCGAGGTGAGCGATACGTACGGCTGCACTGCGAACACGGTGCGTTGCCATTGTCGCAGGTACATCGTGCGACTTGATTGGGTTAGCGCCAGTCCTGTGTAGCGCTCAACCCATGACGTGGCAACACCGATGAGCCGAGTGAGTTCGGTGTCATCGTCGGTGTAGTCGATCTTGAGTGCGGCCTTGACGGTCGCAAGTGTGACGGCCATAAAAGCAGCTGCGCGGTTTCCCGCACAGCCGCCAGGGTAAGAAAAAAATCAGCTTGCGTTCACGCCATAAATTGCGGCGAAGGCTTCAGGCTGCATGATGCGCGAATCCGTGCGCACAGTCATGTACAGCGTGGTGCGCTGATTTGCTGCGCCGCTGTACGGGTCAATCATGGAGCTCATGCCAGTGCGGTCAAACACCTCGAAATAATCCCAGTTGCCAACGATGAAAAACGCATTGCCGCGTACTGCTGAAGTCGTTGCAGCCGACTGTGTAGTTGGCACGTACTCGCCGATGTAGTACGGAATACCTAGAATAGTTCCTGGGTTTCCACCGCTAATTCCTGCGGTTTCGTTGATCTTCCAAATGTAGTCGGTCGTGTTTACCTTTAGTTTACGCACAATCCTGATGAGCGTATCCGAGGTGAGGATTCGGAAATTACCCGTTCGGTACTGCGGTGCAACGGCGTGCACGCAGTCGATGAGATTGTCGCCTGTGACATCGACAGCCCCCGCGTCTTCAGCGAGGGCAACGCCTTGATTGATAATGCGGTTCCCGTTGGTTGTTGCCCAAGCGGTCGAAGAAGTGTCCCCGATGCCTTGCGGTTGGCTACTGCCAGTACCGACGGTGTAGTACTGATCCATGATCTTGGCGAGCGAGACACCGCAGCGATCAGCGACGTACTGCAAACCAGTTCCGATTCCGCCAGTGCCAATTGCGTCCTCGATAAATTCCTGCGACATCGCCGTCGCACAAACAAACTTGTAAGGAACTACAGACACAGACGCAAACGCTGAATCGCTTGCGGTAATCGCTCCTTCTTCCGCGACAAGTGCAGACGTTGGAAGGGAACCCTCAATTGTGATAGTGCGTTTACTATCAATGGTTGTTACCTTCGCAAGTTGACGAAGCACCGATGATTGGTACATGCGCTCAACGATGCGGCGTTCCATGTCGGTTGGAACTCCAACGTTAGAGGTGCTTCCTACGGTGAGCACTCGCATTTCTGCTGCGTCACCACGCGCAACAGCAGAAAGCCAACGTTGCGCGTACTCGGCGCTACTGCGATCTTCAACTGCGTTACGAGAGACAGTCGCCTTGAATTGTGGTGTCGCAAGCCGTGCCTCAAATTCCGCGGCGCGGTCTTCCGCTGCACGACGTGCAGATCGTTCCTGGGCAAGGCGCTCGACCATGTCAAGGTCAGCGTCGATGCGTGCAATTTTCTCGCGCTCTTCACCGCTACCGCGGCGTTCGACATTGTGCGTTTGTGCACCAGTGCGAGCGGCGAAGCCGTCAAGGGTCTTGCGGTATTCGTGGACGACGTTCTCGATATTCG